ATTGTAATGAGTGTAGAAATATTAGCAGTGTTGGATAGGGTAACCAAAAACGAAGTACGTAAGTTCATGAAGGAAAACAAAATGACCTTATACCGCTTTTCAAGGGAAACGGGTGTATTATACCCGAATTTACATAAATACCTAAGCGGAAAAGGAACGCTAAACGTCAAAAACATTGAGAAAATAGGTAAGTATATTTTAACGAAAGGGGTTTAACGCCCCTTTTTTAATTGAAATTCTGTAATTTAGAGCCATGAAAAAGAGCAAATATTATTTAAAAGTAACAGCAGGGATATTGTTAATGCCGTTATTTGCTTCCTTATATTTTGTTGATCGTGTTATTTTAATTGCGATGCCCTGGAAGCCAACAGATAAAATACAAACCTGGATAGTTGACCCACAAAAAGCCACACATTCAGTTTATAGATTAATGGCTGCACTTGCAATTTATGGCATTTATTCGCTTATATTTTAAAAAATAATTAATTTCGTATTCCAAACCCAAACAAAATGATTAAAACAGTAAAAATAACTGAGGTAAAACCAAACCCAAAAAACCCCAGGGTAATCCGTGATAACAAATTCCAAAAGTTAGTTAAGTCGATAGAGGAATTTCCCGACATGCTAAATAAACGCCCTCTAATCGTTTTTACAGACGTTGACGGTAAATATTGTGTCTTAGGTGGAAATATGCGCTTAAAAGCCTTAAATGATCTAAAATATAAAGAAGTACCGGTTATGTTAGCAGACGAATGGACCGAAGAACAAAAAGCTGAATTTCTAATAAAGGATAATGTAGGCTTCGGTGAATGGGATTGGGATAGCTTAGCAAATGAGTGGGACGTTGAAAAGTTAGGTGAATGGGGGTTAGATACTCCATATTTTAGTGGTGAAGAAATTAATTTGGATGATTTTTTTGAGGAAAATAACGAACCAAATGATAAGGAAGAAAAATTTACGATTACCCTTGAATACTCAGAAGAGGATTACGCAGAAGTAATTGATTTATTCGGTAAGAAGTCTGGATCCAAAGAAAGTATTGTTTTAGAATTATTAAAAAAATGAAATCAACAGTTATTATTCAATTTGAAATAGCAGGCTTCCACCACTATCCAAATGCCCCGCAACAAGTACAATTTTTATCAAACGATCACCGACATACATTTAAAATAAAAGCAGGCTATTCGGTAGAGGATTTAAACAGGGAAAAAGAAATTTTTATTCAACGTGAATATTTAAAAGAATATTTAATCGAAAGTTATGGATACCCTTGTCAATTTGAAGCAATGAGTTGTGAAATGATTGCAAATGATTTATTAGAATTTGGATTGGAAGATGGATTAATTTGGGTTGAAGTTTGGGAAGAAAAAACAGGAGGTGCAAGAGTTGAAAAATGATAGTTTCTAATCAATCGAATATTAAAGTACATTTTGCAGGTGCAGAAAATTTAATTAGATCAAATTTAATTTTAAAAGGTGCTAAATCAAATTATTCACTGTTCACAATATTTCCTTTTTTGTGCGAACAGTTTAATATTAAGCACGGGTATCAAAATAAAGGACAAACCTATGAAGAAGTATCAAAAAATAATTATGAAAATTCACTTCATACAATCCAGGATAGTGGATTATTTAGTTTAATGTTTGGAAGCTATAAAGGACAAAAAGATAATAATTTTATAACTAAGTGGTATGAAAATTTAGTTAGAGTAACTTTGGAAGGGAACTTTAAAGGAACTGTTGTTGAAGTTGACTGTCAAAAAGTTTTAGGAGTTGAAAAGGCCTGGGAATTTAGGGAAAAAATGAAAAAGGATTTACCTAACAACAGACAAATAAATGTTTTTCATAAGGAAGACGGACAAAAAGGTTTAGATCGTTTAATTGAATTTTCAAATTATATTGCAATATCAGTTCCAGAATTAAGAACAATAGGAAAAAAAAACTTTACTCAACATATTGCAAATTACATTAAACATAAAAAGCCTTCAATAGATATTCATTTACTTGGTTGTACCGAAAATAATATGCTTAAAGAACTTTCATTTTGTAGTTCAGCGGATTCAACAAGCTGGGTATCCTTTAATAAATTTGGTTGGTTTAAATTCAATGACGGTTATAAAACTCATACAATAAAAAAATCAACGATAAGTAAGGAAAAATTAAAAGAAATATATTACGATAAACTCGATACATTATTTGACAACGCAAGAATAAAAAAATCAGAAAGTTTACTATATTATCACGCTTGTGATTTGATGCAGTTAGAATACTTATTAAAACAATATTCAATTTATGCAGGTCCTCAAAATTAGTATTTATTTATTAGCATTTGTATTTTCAAATTTTATCGTCCTTTGGTTTGGATCCGTAGGTTTAATATTTACAGCATTATTTTTAATTCCTTTTGATTTTGTAATGCGTTGTATTTTCCATGAAACCTGGAAAGGTTTTGAATTAATAGCCAAAATGATCTTACTCGTTATTGCAGCTGGTATAATTACGTACTTAATAAATTACGACACCAAATTAATTGCATTTGCTTCCATTTTTGGCTTTGCAGGCGCCCAGGTTGTTGCGGGAATGTTTTACCAATTAAACATTGAAAAAGATTATTTAATTAAAGTAAATGGATCCGATGCAGTAGGAATTATGTTTGATTCAATAGTATTTCAAATGATTGCATTTGGAGCAGTGAATTGGAGTATTTTTTTAAGTCAGTTCACTTTAAAAATAATTGGAGGTCTTTTTTGGTATTGGGTTATATTTGTCAAATTTAAATTACATAAAAAATGGTTATAGAAAAAAAATACCACTTTTACGCAGCGCATAGAAACCAGGGAGCAGGAGAAAAATGTGGAAGGATTCACGGACATACGTACGAAGTAAAATGCTTCTTTAAATTTGATTCATTAAATGAAGCAGGGGTTACCTATTTATTTTCAGATATTGATAAACTCGTAGAACCTATAATTAAAGAATATTGCCATTGGTTTTTAATATACGAAAGTGATCCTTTAGTACCTGTATTGGAATTAGCCAACGAACCGATAAAAAAACTACCTTTTGAAACCTCAGCAGAAAACATGTGTCTTTGGTTATTTGGCCGAATACAAAGGGAAACTAAACTACCAATTATAAAAATTGAATTAGCAGAAACAAAATCTTCAAACGTAATATATGAAATTAAAAGTTAGTGAAATATTTTATTCCTTACAAGGAGAAGGGGCCAGAATAGGAACACCCACAATTTTTATTCGATTGCAGGGGTGTAAAGCGAAAAACGCATGTTTCGCAGCCGGTATTAAATGTGATACCGAATTTGAAAGTGGAAAAGAAATGTCGGTTCAAGATATTATTTTTTGGATCGTTTCAAATGCCAAAGGCTGTAATGAAATAACTTGGACAGGCGGTGAACCATTAGACCAACTTACCGAAGAAATAATAAATTATTTTAAGAAAAACAATTACTACCAGGCCATAGAAACAAGTGGACTGCACCCGGCTCCAAATGGATTAGATTTTATTTGTGTTTCTCCTAAGGTAGCAGAACACGTAATAAAAAAGAATTTTCCAAAAGGAGTAAGTGAATTGCGATACGTTCGACACAAAGGACAATCAATACCCGAGCCAAGTATAACAGCGGATCACTATTGGGTCAGCCCACATTCAGACGGTTTTACAATAAATAGTGAAAACATGAAGCACTGTATAAATTTATGCATTGAAAACCCTAAATGGAAACTATCACTTCAAAACCATAAATTATGGAATATACTATAAACAGCCCAGAATGGCATTTTAAAGCGATTTTAGAGCATTTAGGAGAGGATACCGATAGAGAAGGCTTAAAAGACACTCCGAAGCGTTATATCAAATTTATGCGTGAATTTTTACAACCAAAGGAATTTAATTTTACAACCTTTGATGCCGAAGGAACCGATGAAATGATTTTACAAACAAATATTCCATTCTATTCAATATGCGAACACCACACAGCGCCCTTTTTTGGAACTGCAGACGTGGCCTATATTCCAAATGAAAAGATAGTAGGATTGAGCAAATTAGCAAGAGCAGTCGATTTATACGCTAACCGCTTCCAAAACCAGGAACGAATAACCACACAAATAGCGGAACGTTTACAATTAGAATTAAATCCAAAGGGGGTTGCGGTTCATTTAAAAGCTCAGCACCTTTGTATGTGTATGCGCGGAGTAAAAAAACACGATACTTGGACCTCGACAAGTAAATTGTTAGGAGCCTTCAAAGACGATGAAAAAGCACGCGCAGAATTTTTAAATTTAATTACGAAATAATGGAAGAAAAAAATAAGTATTCGGACGAAATGATAAAAGCCATTAAAAAGCATAAATGGATGCGATGGGCGCATATTGATTGGGATGCATTAAGTTTTTCAAGAGCAACGGCATATAACCATAATTTGGATAAATTAGACGCAATAAAAGGAGCCTTTGAATATAACCGAGCCAAAGGAACTAATTACCTGCTTCAAAAATGGATCAACAGCGATAACGCAACTCTTCAAATAGCGGCCTTCAAAATAATAGCGGAGCCAGACGATCATAAAAGATTAAATCAAACGTATGTGGATCAAAAGAATACTGAAATTGATTTAAGCGGTTTAACAACAGAGGATATAAAAGAATTTTTAAAAGGTGAATGACAAACGCGACCAAATACGACAATTACTCAAAGCCGAATTGTGCAGGCGTGAATTTTGGGAATTTTGCCTATTCTACGACAACGAGTTTTTTAAAAAGCGTTTATTTTTACAGGAAGTCGCAGAAGCGTTCCAACAAATAGAAGAGGGTAAAATTAAATCCCTAAGCGTTTCAATGCCACCAAGGGCAGGAAAATCCTATATTGCTACCGTATTTTGTGCTTGGACCATAGGAAGAAACCCAAGTGAAAGCGTAATGCGTAACACGTGTACCGCTACATTATACCAAAAATTCAGTTATGACGTTCGGGCAGCTGTAAAAAGCGACAAATTTAAACAGGTTTTTCCTTCCGTAATTCTCAGCGACGACAAAGCAAACCTACAAGGATGGAATACAAACAGCGCAAAGCAGGTAAGTTATTTCGGTGCAGGGGTTGGCGGTACGATTATAGGCTTCGGTGCTTCAAATATAGCCGTAACGGATGACCTTTACACGGGATTAGAACAAGCCCTTTCAGATACTCAAAACGATCGTATAATACAATGGAAGGAAGCAACGCATGATTCACGTTTTGAAAGCGGTTGTAAGCGAATTGATATTGGAACCAGGTGGAGTTTAAACGACGTGATCGGTAGACAAATGAATGAAGGCATATACGATAAATCCATAGTAATACCTGCCTTAGTAGAAGGAAAATCCTTTTGTGAGGACGTAATGACAACTGCCGAATACTTAGAAAAGCAAAAAAGAACTGAGGAAAGCATTTGGATGGCGGAATACATGCAGGAACCCGTTGACATTAAAGGACGCTTATTCAATCAATTAAACACAATTACCAGAAGTGAATTTGAACAATACAAAGAAAAAATAGTTGGCTCAATAGGATACGTTGACGTGGCAGATATGGGTGCAGATTACACGGCCTCCGCTATTTTAGCCGTTGCAGACAATAAACTATTCGTAGTGGATTACGTATTTAACAAAGCCAATACCGATATTACCCTTCCACAAGTGGCAAATGTACTCAACAAGTGGGGTTCAACGTATTGCAGGGTTGAAAGTAACAGCATGGGAGCCATGTTTTCCAGATATTTACAAAAGGAAGTAAAAACAAAAATACTACCCGTACACAATACAACGAACAAGGTTACTCGAATTATAATGCAAAGCGTTTGGATCCAGGAAAAAATAATCTTTGTAGTGGATGAAAGACCCGAATGCCAACAGTTTATTCAAAATGTACTATCATTCAGTAAGGAAGGTAAGAATAAAAATGACGATGCACCGGACTGTATGGCGGGACTTGCAATATTCGCTCAATCAATGTTTAGGCAGTTTGCTTAAAATGTAACCCCCTTTGCGGTTAATAAATAATCATTACATTTGCCTAAAATCTATTGAATGGCATTTGATTTTATTTCGGCATTTGTTGACAATTACGCGAACACCGACCGTTTTTCACAATTAACACGGCAAATATTCCCACCGGCCGTTCAAATTTGGGGTAAAAAAGAAGCCGTTTGGCTCGATACAGGGGATGCCTGGCGGTTATTTATAGATATTCCAGAACTCAGAGCCGTAGTAAATAAACGCGCTACAATGATGGCAACCAACGTACCTATCCTTCACGACAAAGATGGAAACGTAGTTGAAAATCATTGGTTAAATGACCTAATAAAAAAGCCAAATGCAGTACAAAGTTGGAGCGACGTAGTTTATTCAATGAGTGTGCAGGATGCTTTATACAGTAACGTGGTTGGTTACTGCCCTTTGCGTTCATTTGGGATTCGGAACCTAATAATTACGCTTCCAAACAATAAGATTCAAATTAATCTAAGCGGTAAAAAGCTAAAACAAATGGATCGCGAGAACCTTATTGACTCGTTTATATTCACGTATGACGATGGAAGCACCGAAAAAATAGAGTTACAGGATGCTGTTTACCTTACAACTGCCGATGGTATGAACATAGTACGACCGATTTCAAGGATTGATTCACTTAGATTACCTTTATCGAATATAATGGCCTCGTATAGAAAGCGAAATGTATTACTTGAAAACTTGGGTGCAATCGGTATTTTAAGCGCTCAGAGCAACGATATGGGTGGAGCTATACCAATGACGCCAGAGGAACGCCAAAAGATCCAAAAAGATTGGTACAGAAGGCAAAAGGACGAACTAATTATAACAGAGTCAAACGTTAATTGGCAACCAATGAGTTACCCAACAAGGGATTTAATGTTATTCGAGGAACTAACTGAGGATAAATTAGCCATAATTGACGCATACGGATTGAATTATAACCTATTCAGTAGTGAAAAAGGAGCCACGTTTACCAATGTAAGGGACTCGATACGCATGGCATATACCGACACTATTATTCCTGAAACTCAACAGATTTACGATAGCTTAATGGCTCAATGGGGATTACAACAAGAAGGCTATCATTTGGAAGCTAATTTTGACCATTTACCGGTATTACAGGACGATGCTTCACAAAAGGCCTCAGCAGAAAAAACAAAAGTCGATACATATAGCGTTATGTTAAAAGATGGAGTTGTAACTCAACAGCAGTACGCAGAAGAGTTCGGCATTGAATTACAAAAACAGGATCGAACAGAAAGTCAAGCGGCTGCACTTGCACAGGCTCAAACCAACCTAAAAGGAACCGTTGGAGGACTTGACGGAATTATAGCCTTGAATAACTCAGTTAGTACGGGCCAAATGGATAGGCAAACGGCTATAAATACACTCGTTAACTATTATGGTTACGATGCAACAGTAGCAAATTCAATGATAACAAACCCTGTAAACAATGCCAATACCTAAGCCAATAGCAGACGAAACAGAGCAGGAGTTTATTAGCCGTTGTATGGGTGAGGAAACAATGAACTCAGAATACGAAAGTGAGCAAAGAATGGCAATCTGCTCCGTAGCGTGGAATGAAAAAAATGTAAAGAACATGAGTAAATACGAAATTAAAAGCGGACACGAAATAAAAGATATGGACGGGACAAAGCGCGAAGTTGCGGTTTACCTGGCTAAATTTGGAAACGTGGATTCAGATAACGACGTTATTCAAAAAGGAGCGTTTAAAAAGTCGATCCAGGAACGCGGGCCACAATCCCCTTCAAATAGAAAAATTGCCTTCCTTAGACACCATAATTGGGAAATGCCAATAGGAGTATTCAGTAAATTACAAGAGGACGATAACGGTTTATTTGCAGTTGGTAGATTAGGAACTTCGACAATGGGTGAAGATGCTTGGCGCGATTACCAGGACGGCATAATAAAAGAACATTCGGTTGGCTTCCAAAGGGTAAGCGACAAAACAAAATTCGTAAAGGACACGTCAAACCCTGCAGGTGGATTTACCTTATTACAAGAGGTGAAATTGTGGGAAGGTAGTGCGGTTACATTCGGGGCAAATGAGTTAACGAACGTAGTCGAAATAATGAAAAGTGAAAATAAGCAAAGCTATATTGATAAAATTTCCGAGGACTTGCAAACAGTAATCAAAGCCTTAGCAAATGGAAAAGGCTCAGACGAACGTTTGTACGAACTTGAAATGAAGGCCAACTTCCTATCGAGTCGGTTGACTTTACTCGCACAAACAGAACCGCAACAGCATTCTGTTAAACTGTTCGAGCCGGAGCCACAAGTATTCAGTTGGAAGGCGGTAATGGAGGTACTCGAAACAAAGCAAACGTATGCCGATTACCCTCAACAAGCAAAAGACAATGCGCGTAAAGGAATGGAGTTAAATGAAGCGATTGGAAACACGTGTGCAACAGCCGTTGGTAAAACAAGAGCCAACCAAATTGCAAGCGGTGAAGGTTTAAGCCTTGACACGTTAAAACGCACTTACTCTTATTTAAGCCGTGCAGAAGTCTATTATGATCCAAACGATACAAAAGCGTGCGGAACGATTAGTTACTTGTTATGGGGTGGGAAAGCGATGTTAAGCTATTGTGAGGGGAAACTCAAAGAATTAAATGAATTGTAAAATTTTAAAAACAAAAAAAAAGTGGAAAACAATTTAACACCAGAACAAGTAGTTGAGAAAATCAACGGAATGTTCAACGAAAAAATGGCAACAGTACCTACAAAAGACGAAGTTGCTCAGTTAAAAAGCGAACTTGATAACTACAAATCTTTGGAAGTTAAGAACGCAGAAATGGAAAAAGCTATTGCGAAAATGGAAGGACGTTTGGAAGCGATGGCAGAAAAAGCAGTTGACGCACCTTTAAAGAAGAAAGCACGTTCATTGAATGAGGCACTTGTTAATGCGTATGTTGAAAACGTTGACAAAGTTAAAGACGCTATCGAAAAAGGAAGCCGTATTAACTTGGACGTTAAAACCGACACTACAATTACAGGCGACTATACAGGAAACGTTGCTTTGTCTACTTTGGAGCCAGGAGTTAACAGAATTGCAAGACCTATCCGTAGAATGAGAGAAATTTCAAACGTAGGT